CCATGGACGCGTTTCCTCTTTCCTATTTTAATATCCAAATTCCATGGCCTATGGGTTCACAATGTTTATTTTTACATAAATTATGCATAGTTAAACTAACCCATCTTCTGTTTTTTTTAATACCAAATTTTCTATACAAACCGATTAAAATTTCATCTACTGATAATTGTGCTTTTACATTAAATAATTTAAGAATTGAAACCGAACCTATTCCTGCTCTATACCTCTCTCCAAGAATTTCTTTTTTTAATTCATGCGGCACGTCGTCAATACAATCAATATTAAAAATATCACTTTCACTACTCACAAATCACCCTCATTATCAATTTCCATTATATGTTGCTTAATGCATTCTATTGCATACAAAATATGTGATACATGTATTTCATCTATGTTATTATATTCAATGTCAAACGTGAAACCGTTTCTGCTAAAAGTTATAATTACTTGCGCTGGTTCCTCGATAGCATTTTCTGGAACAATGCTTAAGTGACTCTTCACGGTTCTTCCTTATTGTAAATTTCTTTAATTTGCATTCGTAATGTTTCAATCGCCAGCACAATGTTGTTGTGATAGTCAGAATGTTTGTTGATGTCTTCAACGAGTGCACCGCACGTTTGGCAAATAACGCTCATTTTTCTTCCAACACATGTTTAAGTATTGTTATATTAAATTTAATCAAAAACTTTGACGTAACCATAACTGGTTTATTCTCCGTTTCTTCATACTGCTTTTCTGCTAACGCTATTTGTTCTCTGATCCATTCTTCAGTTTTCATATTGCTGATTGTTGTTTTTCAAGATAACTGGAATAGGCGGAGTAACAAAATCCTTTTTGATGTTTTGTTTGTCAGAGCAGCGATAGCAGTCAAAGCAGTAAGAGCAGCCAAAGCAGCTAGAGCAGCGATAGCAGTCAGAGCAGCGATAGCAGCCAGAGCAGTCAGAGCAGTCAGAGCAGCCAGAGCAGTCAAAGCAGTAAGAGCAGCGATAGCAGTCAGAGCAGCGATAGCAGTCAGAGCAGTCAGAGCAGTCAGAGCAGCCAGAGCAGTCAGAGCAGCGATAGCAGCCAAAGCAGCCAGAGCAGTCAGAACAGTCAGAGCAGCCAGAGCAGTCAAAGCAGTAAGAGCAGCCAGAGCAGCGATAGCAGCCAGAGCAGTAAGAGCAGTCAGAACAGTCAGAGCAGCGATAGCAGTCAGAGCAGTCAGAGCAGTAAGAGCAGTTAATACAATTTTTACAATTCTTTAAACTATCGATTGCCGCAATAGTTTTTTCTTCTGAACCAAAATATAAAATTGAGCATTTGTTATTATTAGAATCAATAAACCATTTAACGCCATTACTGTCTATTTCAATTTGCATGCTTTTTCCAAGTCGTGAAATTCACGATGTTTTTTAATGTCATCACCAATACATCCATATTTTATGCAACTAAATTCCATGAGCGTTCTCCTTCCCTTCATATGAAAATATAACAATATTTTTGTCGATCATACAATCAAAATCCCGTCGCGCATTCATAGGGATACCTATTTTTTGTGTCAAACGGCGCACTTCAACATGCGCGTTCTTATGACTTTTCAGTTTTGGTATTGTTATTTTTCGTGCATTATCTTCTGGTGTGTTAGTAAATCTAAGAGCCACTTTTTTTTCTTCTGTATTAAATAAGATGACAACATATTTGTTATCACATATTTTCATTGATTTAACAAAATTTTCATGAAAATACAAAACTGTACGACTGATCCGTAAAGGTGTTTTTTGTTTCTGCAATGGTCGTTCAAGTATTTCCCAGGTCATATTTGTTACTCTCTAAAAACACCATAAGGGATGTAATTTCCTTTTTCCTTTTCGGACTTTATTTTTAAGTAAATCTCTTCCCGATGAATACTAATATCTTTTGGCGCATTAATTCCGATTCGCACTTGATGTCCTTTGATGCCAAGGACAGTAACAGTTATATCGTCTTTGATGATTAGTGTTTCACCGATGCGACGTGTAAGTATCAACATGTAAATTTCTCCCCTGATTCGAGTTTAGTAGTTATTTCATTAACAACTTTTTCATGTATGTCATTTGCTTTTAAATCCGAGTCATGTTCGCATTCATTAAGCTCACAATCAGAATCAAAGCTTATTTGTTTTGTTACATCTGCTTCCCAATATGGTTTTTCATAAATAGCTTTAAATGCCATTGTTTCAAAATAACTATCGCATCCTATTTGCTCAGCAGTTTCTTGTCCACGGGGATACCATTTACCTATCGTAGAAACTACTATTTTCTTTTTCCCATATTCCAATAAAGTATTTCTTTTAAAACGACATTGGTTCGCAACACATAAATGTGCCGCCCATCCTCTTTCTGTTCGTTTAACTTTTTTCATTTTGTTATGCTCAGAAAGGGATGTCATCATCGAATGGTAATTTAGTAGTATTTTTTTCTATTTTTCCATCCGATTTTTGATAATCTTTAACTGTATTTCTATCACTATATCGTTCACTAGAATTTGGTTTTTGTTGTCCTTTTTGAATAACAAGTTCCACACTACCACATTTCCCTATACAGCTTTTCGGATCAAATTGACCACTATTATATTCATTTTCAAATCCAATGGATTCACAAAAATGTTTAATTTTATAAATACTCATTGGAGAAGAAACGAGATAATCATAAATAGAATGTTCTCTACCTTTTGAATCCCATACTTTTAACTGTAGTTTAATCATTTTATTACCACTTGCTTTTGATTTAAGTGGATTTCCTTCAGAATCTTTGTTCTCAACATCAACCACTTCAAATGGGTAAGTGCCTGGATTAAGCAGTGCCATTTCTTGAATTTCTTGTTCTGTCATTGCTGTAAAACTAAACATTATTGATCTCCTTTGATTTTATATTGAAGGGCATCGATACATTTTTGGATTGAATCTGCATTCATTTCTTCAAATGTTTCGGCATTCGTTTTATCGAGCCATTTATTGATTGTTTCTTCTGGCACTTTTAATAATTCAATTAATCGTTTGAGTTCTTTAACTTGTTCAGCAGATGCTAGTTTTTCTGTTACTGCATCACGCTCTAGAACGGAACGACCATATTTTTCAGCAATTGCATCATAATTAAATGGAAATTGGTCTCCATCTGGAAAAGATTCTATACGTGATTTTTTAACAATACCTACGCGTTCCTTGCCGCGTTTTTGAATCTCAAAAACCAAATCGAATAAATAATCAAGCTTTTTATAGCAATCAAACGTTTGACCTATTATCTTCATGCCATCGCCATACTCATTTTTAGCATGTGATGTAATAATTACATTCATATCTAAACGTGTTAAAAGTTTTAATAAATGACGCATCTTTTTATTAGCTTCGCTATAATGACGACCAAATTCATTACCGACTTTTAATTCTGCTTTGTCCAATAAATCATTATAAAGAGTGGTCAATGGATCAACTACTAATGTTTTATATTCATGTTTTTCAGTGAGCAGTGATTTTATTTCTTGTATAAGTTCATCAAAATCAGATGTTTGAAAAATAACACCACCACATGTTTCTAGTTGTTTAACATATTGGTCATTTGTAGCACCTTTTTCCGTATCAATAAGATAAGGTTTCGGAAAACTAATGCTCGCAGTTGTTTTGCCAACACCTGCCGCGCCATAAAAGAACGCTTTTAATCTTTTTTCTACTGTACTTGGTTTTACTCCACGTAATGCCATGATTAATCTCCTGTGTTAATATTTCGTTGATTTCTATTAAATTCATTTCCACTTCTGGAAAAATAGTACTCTCCATTAACGGTGAAATCAGTCGCACAATGCCATCTCTCCTCTAATAATTGTTGTTGATACGCCCACCCTTGCATGTCGTTATCGTCCATTATTATCATTCCCCACTGTTAATATAATTAAACATTTTTGCAAATAACTCATCACAAATTTTCTTTTGTGGTATAAGTTCTTCATCTGAATAAACGTGGCTCATTTTCATCGCTCCGTATTTGTAATTTTCTATTACCAAATCGGAAAGCAGTATTTTTGCTTCTGCTTTAGTTAAATTTTCCATTTCACTCTCCAGTTGACGGCGGATTTTTAATAAAATAAGTAAATAAGCCAGTAACAATTAAAATCCAGAACAAAATCCAGCAGATTAAAAATGTCATATTGTTTATCCTGTTTTTACCAAGACCTTGACTCCGACATTTCCCATGTAATTCTTAACAATGCTGAGTTTTCCATACTTATTACTCAATAACCTTCTTTTCCTCAATAATTATTTCCGCCTGAAAATAATCGGTTTCTTTTTTGAATCTCTGAGCATCTTCTTTTTTCATAAAGACAAGTTCTACTCTTCTTTCATAAGCAGTTTGCAGTGAACAAACGTAAATCTTCATCTCATTGCTCCTCTTTTGCTTCTTGGTACCCTTCCTCTTTACCTTCTTGGAATTTGTTTTCTAAGCATTTTTTGCAGGGATCAATTAGTCACAATTGACTTTCAATTTCTTCAAACACTTTTTCTCTATAGCTTTTTCATACCTTTCTATTTCTTTTTTTCTTGCATGATAAATATCCATATCTAATTGCATATGTAATTGTTGTGTGGCTATGAAATTATTGCGTCGTTCTTCTTGTGCCATCATTAATTCGTATAAACTTTTAAATGCTTGTGTCATGATAATTCTCCTTTTATTAAATTTCGCCTTGTTTGCGGACACCGTATTCTTTTTCAGCATTAAAAGATGGGTGAGAATACCGACATCCAGAGTCGTTACAAAGTGTTTTATGGCTATCTAAACGTTCTTCTAAAAATTCTTCTATTTGATTTTCATCGATGAACTCAAAGCGATTATTTTCAACCATACAAATTAGAAACCTAATAAGCATATCTTTATTAGCTATTAAGCTTTTATATTCTCGTATGCCGTCTTCAATCAAAGTAGAGCCCATAACGAGGGGCGACATTTCCGTATATACGTTAGCGATGGTTTGCATGTTAAATCTCCTATTTAAAAAGTTAATCATTAACGATGATGTGTATCATATAACAGGATTTTAGACATGTCAATATATTATCTACTATTTTAAAATTTATTTTGATAGCTTAGAAATAAAGCGAGCAGAAGAGATATTAAGTGCTTTAGCAATAATAAATAATCTATCAAGAGGGACGCGATAACGCCCCACTTCATAACATGAAATAATGCGTTGTCCATCATCGTATTTTTTAATACATTGTTTTTTTTTCTCAGTATATTTTTTCACTTTATTCCATCCGCATAAAGCTGCTAATTCAGATTGGGAAAGTCCTTTTTTCAACCGTTCTTTTTTTATTAATTCGCCTATACGCATAATTCGCCTTTAATAAATTTTGTTGACAGTATGAAATATACTTATTATTATACGATTGTATTTTTAAAAAAACAATTTATATATAGATAAAATATTCTAAAATGAGGCTCGAAAATGAATCCAGAAACATTAGCAGCAGGCATTAAAGAAGTTGTGAGTCAATATGTTAAAACTGCAATTGATATTGGCGACATAAAAACTTATAAATTATATAAATTTTCAATTAAGTTTGTTTATCGCGATGATGAAGATGTTTTATTGACAGAGCCGGAATTTATATTGTGTTTGGAGAATCCGCAATGCTAATCAATAGCGAAGAACTTAAAGCTAAACTTAATTACGGACGTGCACGGGTTATTGAAACATGTAGTTTATATACACATGCTCAGTGTCTTGCTAGTCCTGCTGCTAGCGAATGTATCAACACAATAGATACCGTATTGGAATTAATCGTCGAACTTGAACAAAAACACGAACAAGAGCATTTAAAGTATTGCAATTCGTGTGCGCAGAATGGTGAGGATAAATGATATGGCGTTACTAGATAGTAAAGAAATTAAAAAATGGATTGATTTACAAATAGAGCGTACGTGTAATCCATACAAACAGTGCGAGAGGGTTGAATAATGAGTAACGATGCAGAAAATGTAAATGATAATATTGTAGATAGATTAACATTAGAAGTTAAAGTTTTAAAAATGTTGTATTCTAGTGCAATGAAAAAATCAACTCTGCGCGACAAGTTTGCAATGACTTGTCCTGATCCAAAACTATATTTTGGTTCAAATATTGTGCGCGAAACGTTATGTTTAGATAAAGATGAGCCAATTACACCAACGCTAGTTTTTATGGCAGAAGTAAAGTTACGCTATCAATATGCTGATTTAATGGTAGCTGAGCGGGAGAAGAAATGACTCTTAAAGAAGCTTATTTAGAATTAATTAAAAAAGGCCAACAAGCTCATATGATTCGACGTAAAGAATGGGATGAGTATATTGGATTAAATGGATTAACTCGTTTTGTAGTATGCGGAAGTAAATTTGTAATAGTAGGGGGAATAAACGGAGTAATGGTAGATACAGACGATGCCAAATTTGATGATTGGGAAGTAGTAGCAGAGCGGGAGAAAAAATGCCAATAAAAAAAATAGAAGACCCTAACTGATATTTATAATCAGCATTATAAAGGAAAGAGAGAAAAGAAATGACCACTGAATGTAATGTACAAGTTAAAATCAAAAAAGGCAGTAAATATTTTGAAATTTATCAGCGTGAATTTTATGATCCGCTTCGTAGATATGGTTATTTTATAGCTACTGAAGAAGGAGAAGGAATGGAACTTGATGAAGCTGATTTTTATGATCATATTAAAAAATATTTTGAAGATAAAATGTAAATCATATTTAAGTGGATAGTAATATGAGTGAAATTAATATAGGTGATATCGTTTTGGTATATGGATATGATTGTATCGGAGATTACTACGATGGAGAAAAAGGAAAAGTAATAGAATTTTTGTTTGCTGACAAAAAAAAGACAAAAGTTGAGCTAAAAAACAAAGGAATACGAGTTACTCCAATTACAGTGCATAGTAAACAATGCAGACCTTTTGTAAAAAGAATAAAGGTAAAATGAGCGAGATTAAGGTGGGGGATAGAGTTAGAGTTTTTATGATACGTCATCATACGTCAGCTGATAATTTTATTGGGGAGGTGGTAGAGATTATTAATTGTAGTGCGGTAAAAGTTAAAGAAATCATTAATCTTACGTTACCTTCAAAAATTATTCATACACCATGTTGGATAGTACACCGCAAGCAGTGCAGAAAACTGGTGAAGGTAAAGAAGTGTGATAGGTGTAAGGGAAGTGGTTTACGTGATAATGGTTTGTTATGTTACAAATGCAACGGTGCCGGAAAGATTAAATTTGAACAAGAGAAAAATAAATATGACACCTGAAGAATTGATAAAAGATCGTGGAGAATGGAATAATGAGCGAGATTAAGGTGGGGGATATAATTGCAGTGTATAGTATGGGATTTCAATATGAAGTACGGCGTTTTATTCATACTGTGACAGAAATAAAAGATGATGTCCTCATTGCGGATAATTACGTCGATGGTATTAATCATGCTTTATATTTTCACCGCAAACAGTGCAGGAAATTGGTTAAAGTAAAAAAGTGCCGCAGTTGCACAGGAACTGGTCATGCATTAGATCCTGAAACAGAATCTGTTTTGGTTAGATATTATCCGTATCAACATTCTACATGCAGAGAATGCAACGGCAGAGGAAAAGTTAAATGTGAACGAGAGGAAAATAAATATGAAATCTGAGCGGAAAGGTTAAAACAAATGACTAAATTCAAGAGTGGGGATCGCATACGAGTTTATGGTTTTACTCCTATTCGAATAATTATACACGGGATATGGCATATTCATCAGCCAGATAAATGTGGAAGAAAAAAAGCTATTGTATCTAAAATTTTAAATGAATATAGACTTATTGCGAACTTGGAAGATGGAACAGAAATAATGCCCTACATTAAACAATGTCGTAAACTTAAAAAAAGATACTATCTGCCATGTGAAAATTGTAATGGCCGTGGTTTAGTAAAACTATTTGAATGATGTTACTTAAAAAATGAGGATAATTTTATGAAAAAACTAATTGCTGCTATTTTATTATTAATATCTGTTAATTTATATGCTGATAATTTACAAATAACCGCGCCTTCCGAACCTCCGATGGCGTGGTTTCACTTTGACAATAATACTCCTTTAAATATTCGTCTTTTATGGTGGTTTGTAAATCCGCATACTACCATGTCGCAAGATAGAGACAATTTATATCGTATCGGGACTTTATTAAATCCTCCTGATGGTACTGTGGTTTATTTATTTTTCACATGCTGCGATGAAAATGGTGTTAATTGTGATCAGCACGATGGCATTGAAGTATGGGTAGATAAATATAAAGGGATACAAAAACTTGTTTATTCCTGTACCGTCAAAAATATTAAATATCCTGTCAGCTGGCAACCAGGTCTATTAGGAACCGTTTCAGTTAATACTCCATAATCATTAAAGAGCATGGACGCTTCCCTTCTCTTTTCTATTCCTTCCTTAATTGTTTATTTTATAATCATTTTGTAAGCCATTTCTGCTTTTCTTGTAATAAATTTCTTTAAATGATGATTCCCTCTTGCAAATTTTTCGCAAGAGATGACAATTGTCACGTTTTTTAATAAACGTGACATAGGTAAATCTATGCCAATATTATTGATAACAATTATCTAGCCGGGGGGGATTAATAACACTGGCAGTTAGATAATTACGATACTACCAGGGGAAGTTGCCAAGTATCAGTGTTCGGCTAAGACTCAAAGCATAATGGCAACCCGAAAACGCAAGAATATCGGTTAAGTAGTGAGTCTCTCTTGCCTCAATTAACGACGAACTCAGTGGTAATATGCGTTAAGTTAATGAGTTAAAGCTGAATAACCTGCGTGTAATAGCGATGGGATATTCCGGCTTTTGCTCAAATCACTCTGAATCTAATGGTAATAATATTATTAAAAACATAACAATAAAAGTACTAAAATATTTATATTTAGTTTTACTACTAAATAAAACTAAATCTGTAGAAAACTGGTCGCTGAAAGCGAAATCCTCAGAGGATAAAATATATGATGATATTAATTTCTTGGTTAGCGGTTGGAAGTCTATTTTTTTTCTCTTATCTTTTATCGTATTGGATAGGCAATGAGTTCTTTAAAAAAAGAATGGATTGAACGTCTTTTTAAACACTTTGATAAAATTTACGGTGCTCAAGCTATCGAAATAGATAAAACTATCGGAAGATGGCAACTCGCCCTTATTGATGTAACGTTCGAACAAATTAAATACGCTCTAGAAGTATGTAAAGAAGATACTTCTATCATCCCAACACCGCACATATTCAAATCACTTTGTGATCATTATCTATGTACTTCCGGTAATATGAATGATGATTGCTCGCAAAATAAAGACAATACAGAATACTACTTATCATCAACTATTCCTCCACCGGCAAAAATATTAAAAGGAAAAGATCGTATCGAATGGCTTATGTCGTTGACAGAAATGCAAGCATTAGGATTAAATTCTTCTGATGGCTATGATCGCACTAGATTATTGATTGAACAAGAAGGATATAGCCAAGTGGAAAAATTTGCGCATATGCAGCAAATTGACGAGCAAAATAGAAAGTTAAATAATACTGATTCGCGAGCTTATAAAGATAAAAGAGGAAAATAACGATGCCTTACAAATCGAAAAAACAAATGCGTAAATTTTTTATGCTGGAGAAAGAAGGAAAACTTAAGAAAGGCACCGCAGAAGCATGGGCTAATGAAACGCCTAATATCAAAAAATTACCTCTTCGCGTAAAAAAACGAACGAGTAGAAAATAATAATAAGCGTTTTCTAGTTTTTTAATTTAATGAAGAGCAAATCTCCTCCATAGTTTGCGAACAATAAAGTAAACCTCTTATTTCTGTATTTATTCCTGCGTCAATGATGCTTTTTGTGTTTGGCGGAATATCTTTAGGGGGAAAGAGGATATAATCAATTGGAAATATACCGTTAATTTTATCAATATTTAATATTATATTGTAAAATTTTTTATGCTGTTGAGCGTAAATATTAAATATCTTTAGCATAAAATCTCCTTAAGTAGGTTCCAGTAGTAAACAGCTTCCGCCTTCTTGCCCTGCATCACATAAAATCGTAGATGATGTTCCCAAATTTCTAATTTGGTTTCACTGATCATTTTGTTTCTCCTTAGTTAAAGATTTAAGTTTTGTCTCATCGGGATAGCAGTCTATGCAATAAATATCATCAGTATTTTTAACACGTTTAAATTGCTCACTATCAAGACTTTTTATACCGCATTTTTTACATTTGAAACGATAACCGAATAACATAAATACCTCATTTACTAAATAAAATTTGAAACTATTAACGACCCAAGAAATACACAACAAAAAAGCAAAATACAGGTGTCATTTCTTTTGATAAAAGAAAATGTGTGTTTAGTTACGATCTTTAAGGTTTGCATATTTATCTCCTTTATGGATAAACCAAAAAATTTCTGTAATTATTGAATTTGTATAAATCTTCATTATTATCTTCGACGCCATATATTTTTAATTTAGGGCACATTCCTTTTGCTTTTTTTAAATAAAGTAAGGAGAGGATTTCATTAATTGCGGTGGAAACCGACGTTGCTTTAATCGTCCCTTCTTTTATTCCAAAGAATTCTTCTGTAAGTTCGAAATGATATGTGTTCATCGTTTTTCTCCTTAAATTTGTTCTGCTATATACTTTGCGGTTGTACGTTCTGCTGCTTCAAGCGTAGCAAAAGATCGCCTTTTAAAATCTGGAACTACGCATTCTTTTCCATCATGTTGGATATACACCACTTGCGCATAATAACGCCCATTCGCTTGAAATCTAATACGTGGTTGATATATTTGCATCGTTTTATCCTGCTTTTTAGCTTAGAGGCAATCTCTAAGCTATGTGGGCAGTATATAAAAGTAGTTTATATACTGTCAAGAGGCAAATTAAAAAATAGTTTTTTTTCTACTAAAGATCTTTACATTTATGTTCTATTTGATAAAATGCATTCAATCGATATATTTAAATAGGAATCATCATGGCTAAATTGAAAACAGTAACACGTAATAAATTACCGAGTTCTGAATTTGGACTCCCAAAATCAAGAAAATATCCGATGGAAGATAAAAGCCACGCACGCAATGCTAAAGCGCGTGCGGCTCAAATGGTTAAAAAAGGAAAATTAAGTCCAGCCGAAAAAGCTAAGATTGATGCGAAAGCTAATCGAAAATTGGGCAAATAATGTTAATTGAAAATGAATTTATTTGCTGTTAAATTCTATTTAAACAAAGCTTTTAAAATATTGGAGAAAATTAATGATTGAGACTGTAAAAATACATCCGGTGCCTGGCGTTACTTTTACTAAACCGACAGCAGACATTGACGCAGCTTTTAAGACTCTTTTTGAAGTGGTCTCAGCGTTTCCTCCTTTTTTAGAAGCTCAAACAGCAGTCCAACGCTTAACCGAAGCTAATTTCTGGATAAGACATGCGTTTAATGTGATGGAAATTCAGGAGAAGCGTCAAGAAGAATTGAAGAAAGCACAAGAAAAGAAAATTGTATTGCCTGGAGTTAAACAATGATTAAAAAAGGCACCGTACATATTTTTGAAGAGCATGAGCAAAAACTATGTCGTGATATAATGGCTGCTAAAGGGGATGAAAAAGTCGCATTAATCAAACAGCTCATTGATTTAAAGCTAGATAAGGAATCGATTATCATTTCCTGGCTTAAGCGCATTGAGTGTTATTCCATCTATCACAAATTAAAGAATGCATAAAACCTGTAATGCAGATATATTCAGGTGTCACTATGGGTAATGAGAGAACTCGATTTAAAAAAGGTCAAAGCGGAAATCCTGCTGGAAAGAAGCCTTCTTATTTGTCCAAAAAAGAATGGATGGATAAGAATATTACTGAAGAAATGCGTACTGAGATGTTGGAACATGCTTATAAACGTGCATTAACTTCGAAAAGTACCAGTTTGTTGGAGTTTTTTTTAGCGCGTTTATTGCCACCTGCTGCGATGGATGATGCTGTAGAAATTAATTTGCGTGGTAAATCGCACAAAGAAAAAGCTGACGAAATTTTTGCTGCATTAGAAGACAAGCGTATTACACCTGCGCAATCGCATATTTTATTTGCGACGTTGTGTGACAATGTTAAGTTGGTTGAAATGACAGAGATTATAGAACGTATTAAGAAATTAGAAGAGGAGTTAAATCATGACAGAAGTTAATTTAAGTAAAGGCAATAGTGGATTATGTCCCTGTTGCAAAGGGACGAGATTGGTTCGCGGTGAAACTTGTTACTACTGCAATGGCAGCGGATTTAAACGCAATTTAACCGGCACTGATGCACAAGGATTGCCTACGAATAATTCGACGGTCCCTGTCGCTAAAAACAATAATTTAAATGGCAATGATGGTGATATAGGTTATTAAATAAGAGAAGACCAAAATGCTAGAAATACTATGTGAAAAAGAACTCAAGCCTAATAGCATGGAATATCACTGGAAGCTCAGTGTTGGAGATATTGAAAAGAATATTTTTTCTGGGTGTTATATCGAGACTACTGCTTCTATTAATGAATGCGCGATAAGTATTAATAATTGCTTAATTGCGGTGCAATACCAAATGGAAAGGTTACAACAACAAGAGGTTGAATAATGAGCATTGGTGTATTTATATTTATCGTCGTTATGATTTTGATTTTATATTGGCTTAAAATTTTAAAATGAGAGTAAATTATTATGCGTAAAAAATTAGCAACTAAAAAAGACTTAAAAAAAGTTATGGCAAAAGATAAGAAGGAAGATAAAAAAATGATGGATAAAGCCATGAAGAAAGGAAAGAAGTACTAATGAGTACCAATCCATTTTGTCCTAAGCGACGCATTGCTCCTCCTAATTGGTTTCTTGATCAGGTTTTTGATCACCCACGTTTGCCACAAATGGTGCGGCGTGCATTTGAAACACTCGCATGGCGCATTGAGGAAATGATAGATGTCAGATATAAATAATGGTTGGCATTAATCAATCTCTTCTCCATCGCTTAGAAACATTAGAGCGCGCTAAAGAAATAGTTGATTTAGTGCATGTTAAAAAAGAAGGTTGCAATTTATTTATCGATGCTAAACTGGAAGATGATAAACGAATTTATGTCCCTACCAATACTGGCTTAATTTTCCACAATTCACCTGCATTTGTACGTTTCATGATGGGACCTTACGGTTCCGGTAAATCTACTGCGTGTTGTACAGATATTGTTTTAAAAACATTAGAAATGCCGCCATGGTGCAATGGTATGCGACGCAGCAAATGGGCGATTATTCGTAATACGTCGGGTGAATTAGAAACAACTACGTTACAGACATGGCTCTATTGGTTTCAGTGTTTAGGTTCTTTTACCAAACGCCAAAAGCCGGTAATGACTTATACGCATACTTTTCGGGATGCTATTGGCATTTGCGAAATAGAATTGATTTTTTTGGCATTAGACCGCGAAGATGATTTGCGCAAAATACGATCACTTGAATTAACGGGAGCGTATATCAATGAAGCATCTGAAACACCTAGTGGTTTGTTATCACACATCAAAGGTCGCGTTGGACGTTATCCGCCGCCTGCTTTGCAAATTCCTTACTGGTCTGGGGTTATTGCTGATCTTAACCCTCCTGATACTGATCACCATGTGTACAAAACTTTTGAAGAAAACAAGCCGGATAATTATGAAATTTTTAAACAACCACCCGGATTACTTTCCATTAAAAAAGAATTAATCGTGGAAAAAACAGAAAGTATCACAACGGCTGCCGGAAATACTTACATTGTTAATACTGATGCTGATAATTATCGCAATTTAAAACGGGATTATTATTTGCGCATGGCGGAAGGTCAAAACGAAGAATTCATCAAAGTATTTTGTTTGGGTCAGTATGGTGCGGTTATTTTGGGTAAACGGGTTTATCCTGAATACAATGACGATTTACATAGTAAAAACGATATGCAATACGTAGAAGGATTGCCAGTCGATTTTTTCTGGGATTACGGATTGACGCCGGCATGTTTAATTACGCAATTTACCGCACGGGGGCAACTTCGGGTGATGAAAGAGTTTTGTGCGCAAGATATGGGAATCAAGCAATTTGCAGAACAAGTTGTTTTACCGTATTTACAAGGCGAACTAAAAGGATTTTCTCATCGTTATTCCGATGGCGATCCGGCGGGTTCTCGACGTTCCGATACTGATGAAAAGACATGCACTGAAATATTAACGGGATTAGGCATTAAGACGCATGGCGCTGCCACAAATGCTTTATTAAAACGATTAGAAGCAGTCAAATATTCTTTAAATCGCATGGTTGATGGACAGCCATCTATTTTGATTAATCGGGAAGGATGTCCAACTTTACGCAAAGGATTTTTAGGTGACTATCATTATCGGCGCATTGCAGTGGCTGGCGAAGCGCGTTACCACGATGAACCCAATAAGAACAAGGCATCTCATCCTCATGATGCATTACAGTATTGCGCTATGCGATTTTTCAGTACAGAATTAGTCAATAAAAATCGAACAGAAACTAGCCGTATAGTCAAGGCAGTTTCTAATCGTCCCCCTCGTATTATGACTAACATAAGTTATTTATGACTAATATTAATGGTCCGCTTTATCAACAAACTCGCGAAATTCCTGGTAGCGAATTGCCAGACGATAAAATTGAATCTATCGAAGATGAGAGATTACGGAAGTTAGCGGAAGCCGGTATTGATGAATCGGCTGTTATTGCAGAAATACATAAAAATAGAGGTGCATGGTCAAGTTATTTCGAAGAAAATAATGTAAAAGGTAAAGAAGATTTAGAATTTCTTTACCGGGATCAATGGACTTCTATTGAACGATCAGAATTTGATCGGTGTTTTAAACCGGCATTAGTCATTAATAAATTGTACGATCCGGTCAATAAAATATTGACTGAACAACGCGATAATACGCCCGATCCTAAAGTCCGATCTTTAACCGGCAAAGCGACCCAAGATTCTATAAATCTGCATACGGACATGTTAAAGCGCATTGCTTATTCATCTAATACAAAAGAAATTTATCAACAGACATTCCAATCACAAATTACTTTTTCATACGGTGTTTTTTTAGTAGACATTGAATATCAATCACCTCATACCTTCCACCAAGAAATTATTTATCGATGGAAATCAGAACCAGAAAAGTGTTTTTTTGATCCGCGCGCTATGCAATCACACAAGGGAGATGGTGATTATTTTGGATATACGCTTACTATGGGAAAAGAAGAATATGATGCTAAATATCCTAATTGTCCTCATCCTACTTCTTTTTCTGATCCGCAAACACTTACGCAATTTCAATGGTACAGTAATGACGTTGTAGTGTTAGCTGAATATTGGGTTAAGGAATATTACACGCAGGTACTTTACAAATTAGCTGACGGTTCTGAAGTTACTGAAGATGAATATGATGAGATAAAAAAACAATTAAAATCTGATCGAAAAGGTTTGAAAAATGCTATTTTTTCTATCTTAGGGGAAGAATCTGATTTAACGGCTACGGGAATGATGGTAGAAGATTTACTCCCGCAAATGCAAATTGTTGATGAACGCATTGCAGACAATTATCGCATTATGCACTATCGATGTACGGCCGATAAAGTACTTGAATTTGAAGAATGGCCATCTAAATTTTTACCTGGCATTTTTGCAGCGGGCGCTACTTTCTATGAACAAGGGCAGCAATATACGCGCTCATTTATTGCTCAAGCAAAAGATGCCCAGCGTACCGTCAATTATTTAGCGTGTGATATTGCAGGCCGTTTTAAAAACTCTTCACGGGGTCAATGGTTAGGAACGCCGACGAATGTGAATGGTCCAGCAATGGAATTGGAGTGGCAAAATCCTGAATTGCAACAAGGTATTCTATTGGCGAATCCCGATCCTGATAAAGGCGGTGATCCCATGCCGACTTATTTGCCGCCGGCAGAAATTCCGCAATCTTTGTTTATTCATTATCAGCGTGCGACGAATGATGTATTTGAGGTATTGGGAGTTCATGACGAAATGGTAGGTGCGGCAAATAGTGTCGTCGCTCAGAAAACTGTTCAACAACGATCATTACAAAGTTCAAAAAGTGCTGGTATTTTTTTTCAGAATTTAGACCGTGCGGTAGAGCAGGGATTAAAAATATGTTTGGATATGATGGCCTCTGTGTATGACACTGAACGTACCATGACATTAACGCGTGCAAATGGTGATCAATATACAATAACCATTAATCAAGAAATGCCTGATGGGAGTACGCAAAATAAAATTCAAAGCAATGATTTTGATGTGGAGTTAGACGCAGGTCCATCCTTTGCCGTACAAAAACAACAAGCCCTTGAAATGATGATGCAAGTATTTCAAGCGGCGCCGCAAACTTTCCCATTGTTCGCTGATTTATTTTTTAAAAATATGGATTTACAATTTTCACAGCAAATGATCGAACGCGCGAAAACTTTAGTGCCGCCAGCCGTTTTAGCGAAAGAGCAGGGATTGCCTCCACCACCACCTCCCCCCAATCCGCAAGAAATGTTCGCCCAAAAGCAAATGCAATTAGCGGATGCGAAAATAGCGGCCGAAACTCAAAACTTGCAACTACGTGCGGCAGAATTGCAACTTAAAAAAGAACGTGAAGAATTAGAGCGCGCCAAACTGATGTTTCAACTCACGCAGTTACAACATGAAATGCATAAAACGGCGATGGATGATTCCACCGAAAATAAAAAAGCTCTTCTCAATTATTCGGCTCAAATGTCAAGACTTGTTGCCGATATGCAAAAACAGCACACTCCTAGCAATAATTAACGCTAAATAATATTGGCAAACTGTTAATAAGTTGTTAATATCCTGTTCATATCTAGATGATATATCGTCTAGCATGTGAATATGTCACATGAAAAAAAACATAGGCCGCCGCGCTAAGCGACAACGGTAAATATGATGCCGCTAAATCATAGGGTATTAATGGGATACCAGAAGGTGAAGCCATGAATGAGCAAAGTTTTGAAAGCCAGCAGACGACTTTTGATGCCAATGATCTGAAAGCTACGTGGGATGCTGAGAATGCCGCCGAAAAAGCGATCATTTCTCCTGACGAATCTTCAGAAATGCATGAGCATGAGGAAGCATCTGCGGAAGAAGTAACCGAAGAAAGTAACGAAGCAACACCAGCAGAAATCAGCGACGAAGAATCTGGGGAAACGGAAAAAAGTCTTACAAAGGCTGAACCTATTATTTTGCGAAAGCAAAATAAAAAAATGCGCGAACAAATAAGACGTCTTGAAGGTGAAATGTCTTATTTACGGCAGCAAGGTACACCCAATGTAGAAACGCCTACTAAATCGCAAGGTTTAGTTGATCCGATCACCGGTGAACCTGTCGATGAAAACTCTATTGAAGGCCAAGTATTTAAGGCATTTAATAGAATTGCTTCCGCTGAGCAGCAAAAGCAAGCTCAACAGCATGCTAGAGCGCAACAGCAAAAACAAAATGAGATGATGCGGTCGCTTTATGAAAAATTAGATGAAGCGTCTGACAAATATGCTGATTTTGATGAAGTGGTAAGAGCCGAGGATGTTCCTATTACAGAAACGATGCGCGCTTTTGCTACGATGTTACCTAATCCGGCAGAAACTTTTTATGCCCTGGCAAAAAACAAAACTGAGCTTAACAATTTGGCGAAATCACCACCCCAAGAACAGGTGCGCAAAATGGTTGAAATTTCATCAAGATTATTAAGCAAGAGTAATGCTACAGTGCGAAAATCACCCACTAAAACCATCACTCCACTCCGTAATAATCCTGGAAACCGTCAATCATCGGGCGCGATTAACGATAAAAGCTCAGTTTCCGATATTCGCACACGAATAAAAAACGGCTGGAAATAGTTTTCTAATGCTGTTGGGGGCTGGGCATTGTGGAGATGACAATGTCAAATCAATTTCTTACAACCCAGCTTATTAGTAAAACCGCATTAGCTATGTTTTCTGTCAATGCGCCGTTCATTATGACCGGTTCCCGTATTTATCAACCTGAATTTTCCAATACTGGTTATAAAATTGGTTCCAATATTCAATTCAAACGTCAAAATCAATTTATTATTGGAGATGGTGCTGTTGCTACACCGCAAGATATTATTGAAACTGTCGAAAATTTGACCGTTTCGCATCAATATCATGCATTAGTGCGTTATAGCATCCAAGATTTAACCTTAAAAATTGATGATTTTAGTCGCTTGTTTTTGCAACCAGCTATTCAAAATATCATTGCAAAAATGGAAGGTGACATTAGTGCCGATGCTAACTTGCAATTAAATTATTACACCGGTACGCCGGGTGTTGCTATCAACTCCTTCGGAAGTGTTGATCTTGCAGGTACAAGATTGTTAGAGCAGGGCGTTGATATTACAGACGAAACCTATTTGGCGACTACTCTTCGTGATGGTTCAGCATTAAAATCTGGTGTACAAAGTAATTTCACGCCAACTTTTAACGATGAAATTGTACGTCGTTCTGCAATCGGTCATATTTCTTATTTTGACGTTTTTCAAAGTCAAAATATTGCACGCCACATTGCCGGTGCCGGTCCTACGTTGTATTCGTCGGATAACCTCACTGTTAATGGCGAAGTAACGAGCGGGAATACCATTACATTAGCAGGTGCGACTGCCAGCATTACCAATTATTTTGTACCGGGCGATTTAATTTCCTTTACGCCCACAGCAGTACAATGCGTAAATCCCTTGGGACGTATTCCAACTGGTCAAGGCTTACAGTTAGTCGTGACTGATTTTGTAAGTTCTTCCAGTGGTGGCGCACTGACGGTGCCAGTTCAATTAGCGGGTGTTGGTATTATCAGTGATCCTACCAATCCATTGCGCAACGTTACTAATCCTATTCCTGATGGTGCCACTGTTAATGTGGTGGGTAGTTATAATGGTAATATTGCTTATCCAGCACGTGGTCTGGATATCGTCTGTCCACCATTGGAAAAACTCCAAGTGCCTTATTGCTCCGTTGCGGTTGATCCGGTCACCAAATTATCAATGACGGTCACCCAAATTGGCGACATTACCAATTATGTAAACTTTATGCGTATTGACGTGTTAACGGGCTGGAAATGGCACCCGCAATATGCAATTAAGGCACTTTCATAAAAATGTTGCATTGTATTTGGCATAAAACCCTCGGTGAACGTGTAGTGGATACCGAGGAATTTAATAGATTGCTTAACACGGGGGATTATTTTAAGACTCTGTGGGAAGCAAAAAAATCATTAGAGGATAAAGATCATGAAAAAGCAAACGGCACAAGACACAACTTACACAGCGCGCCCATTAAAGCCAATGATGACCAATCAAAAGCCAACGGTGGAAGCGGACATGCGGGAGTACAATCAGGAAATGGCGAACAACGGAGTACACGCACAAGAATTTGCAAGAAGTCTGACAAAAGGAATCGATGCAGCATTTCCGGTGAAGTAATCAACATACAGGAAATGGGCAATGACGCAAGTCACGAGAACGACCAATGATCTTATTGATGCTTCTTATCGATTTTTAGGGGAAGTAGGTGAAGATGAACCCGTAAGTGGCACGATGCTGGCTCGCGGCCTTTATATTTTAAATACGCTCATTGATCAGTTTTCGGCAGGACAAATTTATATTGGATTTGTTCAAAAAGTAGATTTCACGTTTACGCCTGGAAAAGGTACCTATACTTTCTCCAATATTATAGGTGTTACACCGGATATTACTTCTAATCGTATTATTGGCATTGATTATGCCAATTATTTTGTTGATACTTTAAGTTATCCTCTCTACATCATTAACAAATCGCAATATTACAACATTGTGCGTTTATCGACGTTACCAACACGTCCGGGCTTTGTATTTCTCAATCGACAAATTAAAGAAAGTGAATTGACGTTTTATCCGATACCGGATCAGCCTTATCCATGTCAAATGGGTTTAAAGTTGATGGTAGATAAATTTACGGCAAACATGGTGATCGACAATGTGCCTGCTTATCATCAGCGATTTTTGCAATACGCATTGACCCGTGAATTAAAGCAATGGTATCCGTCTGGATTATGGACGCCTGAAAGTGAACAGGAATATATGCGGATGTTTAAGGATTTGAAAGCATCTAATGAGTTAGACATGACGATAAGACCTACGCAGATTTTAGTAAGTCCTCGTCCTTTCTATTGGCCGAATATCATTGCGTACTGAGTTTGACATTGTTGGGAGTTTTAATAAACAGCCGATAAAAAGCTTTGATTCGCAGCGCACGGTAAATTTGTTTGAGTATACCGATACCGAAGGAAAACGCGGCAAGATTTTGATTAATACGTCCGGATTAATTTTTAAAGGTCAAGTGAATTCGGTACGTAATGGTTGGCGACAAGGATTTATTTTTAACGGATATGTATATTTTGTAGTGGATGACATTGCGTATCGCATGACGACCGATCTCGTTCCCAATGTGATTGGAATGTTATCGACTAATAATGGTTTTGTAGCAATAGAAGCCAATACACATCAAGTCATTTTTGTCGATGGAATTAATGGTTATATTTTTGATACGACAACGGGAATATTTACCACCATTGAACGTACAGGAAGTGCCGCAGGATTTCCGGCACATCCGGTTGATGTGGCTTTTTTAGATGGTTTTTTTGTAGTGCCGGACGGTGAGACAAACACATTTACGTTATCGGCCTTAAATGATGGGACGATGTGGGATGCATTAAATTCGGCGGCGATCAATTCTCATCCGGGAACCATCACCGCAGTACAAACCCTGCATCGCAAACTATTTATTTATTCGCAATTTTTTTGCGAAGTATGGGAAAACGCCGGCTTAAGTGATTTTCCATTTCGGCGCAATAATAGTTTGTTAATGGAATATGGCACGATTTCACCAGCGGCAGTAGTAACTGGTTTTGATCGCATGTTTTTCTTATCGCAAGATCGGGATGGGTTAGGACATGTCATCATGGTAAGCGGGACGCAAGCAATACGTATAAGTAATGCTGCTCTTGATTATCAGCTTAATCAATATACTGATATTTCCGATGCGGCTGGGATAGTTTATCAAGATTGGGGAATTATATTTTTTCGGTTGAATTTTACGATTGCTGATAAAACATGGGTATTCAATGTCACGCAAAGTACACCGGAAGATTTGCGTTGGCATAATGAAGAAATGCTGGATGGAAGTCGGCATATAGCGCAAGTACATTTTTATTTAAATGGCCAGCATTATTTTGGTTCATATGATAATGGTAAATTTTATTTAATCAGTAATACCACTTATAACAATGATGGCGAAGCGATTAAACGAGAACGGATTGGGCGCCTATTTTATGATCCGGCTGGTAATAGATTGCGAGTAGATAGATTATTTTTGGACGTGGTACAAGGAGTAGCCACCGAAAGTGGGATTGATGCAAATCCAGTGATATTTTTGGCAATTTCACGGGACGGCGGACGAACCTATGGCAACGAATTAACGATGCCCATGGGAAAAATAGGACAAACCGATTATCGTACATTTTTTAGACGATTAGGAACTGGCAAAACATTTACTTTTCGTGTGCGTTTTTATAATCAGACGGAATTTATTTTATTGGGAGCCAGTATTGATTATGAGGTATTACCTGAATGATTAGCATTGATTTGCCGCCAGTAGAAGATCCAATAGTGGATAAAAAAGGTTTTTTAACACCCGTTTGGCGCGATTGGTTTGCGACAAATATAGGCACATTGGTGACGTATATTACGCAATATGGTTTGCAGTTGCCGCCGATAACAACAACACAACGCGATACGTTAAACAATCCAAAAAATGGATTGGTGATACAAAACGAAACGACCGGCGAACCGCAAATTTATTTGGGTTCATGGAAAAATATTTTACATAGTTAGGTAATTAATATGGCAAATGCACTAACCAGTAATTCTTCCATTGCTTTTGGCGATATGGGCAATAAAGCTTCTAATTGGGCATCTGGAGGAAGTTATTCCAATCCGAATTCATTCAATTTTTCCGCTGCTATTCCCGGGATAGGGGGACTACTGCAAGGTTTTATGGGGGATTCTGGGGCTCCTTATCAAGCCGCCGGAGATGCCTATCAGCAAATTATTGATAAATATTTACCGGGTATTCAACAAAATTTAAATCCATTTATCACGGCGGGGCAAAATGCTTTGCCGCAATGGCAAAATGCATTAAATAGGATGCAGAATCCAACCGATTTTATGAAAGAAATTTTTGGCACTTATCAAGAATCGCCGGCGGCTGCTTTTGAGCGGAAATATGGACAGGAAGGTATCACCAATGCAGCCTCTGCCAGCGGAATGCTTGGAAGTGGCGCCTTGATGAAATCTGCCGCTGATTATAACCAAGCACTCACCTCTCGTGATATGCAACAATTTTTGCAAAATGCATTGGGTATTAATCAGCAATATATGGGTGGTTTACAAGGATTGTCTGGCATGGGATTACAAGGTGCCACTTCATATGGCGATATTTTATCACACATTATTCCTGGATATGCATCCGCTATGGGAGGTGCCGCCTATGGCCAAAATGCAGGAGGTCAAATGGATTTAGGTAGCATGTTAAGTGGCGGTCTTTCCCTAGCTGGCATGTTTTTTTAGGAATAAATTATGTATAGCACACCGTTATTTGCGCCTATTAGAATGCCTGAAAGTGAACAACCTTTTTTAAAAGGTTTTCAGAATGTTCAACAATTGCAACAAGAACAGTTAAAAAACGCATTGTTATCTATTCAAAAACAATACATGCCTCAAATGCAAGAGGCAGAAATAGGTGAAAAACAGGGACGTACCCAAAATTATTTAGCCGAAGCATCGATGGCACCGTCGCGTATTGGGTTGATGAATTCTCAAGCGGGTCATTACAATGCATTAACAAAATCAATACCGGAAGAATTAGATATTAAACGTGCGCAATTACAGCAACAGAATCAACGATTTGGTACAGCTTATCAGATGGCGCGCATGTTAAATGCAATGCCACAAGCAGCGCGTGCGACTTGGATTGCGCAAAATCAAGATGCCTATAATCAGATGTTAGCTGAGTTGGGTAATGGGGGAATGCGTCCTTCTAATGCTTTGAATAATCAAGAAGCACCGACTGAAGCCCCGAATGCTTTAACACAATCGTCTCCTTCTTCACCTCGGTTTTTACCTCCTACACCTGAACAAAATGCTCAAATTGCAAAAGCGAATCAGATGGCGGCTAATAAGGCTTTATCCACTGCTGCGACAGAACGCCAAATGGAAGGCGCAATCCAAGTTGAAAATATTGTTAATGATCCTGGGGTTCAACAACAAGTCGTCAATGCTTCGCAATATGCGGGCGCTGTTCGAAAAGGCAAAGCAGCACTGGATGCTTTATCACAGAAAAATCCAGCGGCTTATGAAGATTATTTGGCATTTAAAAATCAAACACAAGTATTGCTCCAGAATCGCATTAAAACTCTTGATCAAATGGGCGCTACCGATAAGCAGCGAGAAGAATTGGAAGGTCTTTATAGCAAGACAATGGATTCTCTAACTTCTAATCCATCCCAATTTATTACGCAATTTAATAAGTTAGGTAAGACTTTAGATACGATCGCGCGCAGTGTGCAAAAATCTGCATCGCCTATTGCTAAAGTGAATAGATTGGAAGGTTACAAAGAAATTCCTGATATGAATGATCGGGTAACCGTGGTTGCGCCGGATGGACGCAGCGGTAGTATTCCCTCGTCACAACTCCAAGAAGCATTAAAAGCTGGATATAGGGAAGGATAATGGCAATCGATTTTGTCCCTAATGAAAATCCCAAAAATGTCACACCGAGTAAAGGTAAAGATGGCATAGATTTTATTTCACATGAAACAGTAGGAGGACATTTGCGGGATATAGGAAATAGATTATTGCAAGGATTATCACCGCAAGAATTTGCTAATCTTAATAAAGCATCGGATTCCGAAAAAACAGCGATTAAAGTGGCGAATGCACTTTGGCAATCTTCTCCCTATATACTTGCTGGAGAAGCCGCAGGACTTGCCAACGCGCCGCGTTTTGTGAGTATGGCGGCCGAAAACATGCCGAAAGTAGCCAAGTATTTGACCAATTTAGCGGGTGTCACTGGCAAAAATGCTTTGTTCGGTGGAGGGGCGGGCGCCGCTGAATCTGTTCTAAATGGCGAGACAAAGGATATTGGACAAAATACTTTAAGGGGGGCTGCATTAGGCGGCGCTATTGGCGGTAGTGCAAATATTGGATTAGATGTGCTCAATGCGCTCCGACCCAGCAATATTTTGCGATCCTTTAAAGGAACTGCTACACCGGAAGAGACAAAAATAGCTGCCGAAATGGCCGGTAATTTGCCAATAGGATTAGGTAAGATTTTACAATCACCTGCTTTAGAAGAAATAGAAAAAACCGCGAATCGTATTCCGTTGTCCGGTGGCATTAATCGGGCGGAAAAAGTTGAGCAAGCGGCCGAAGATCAAACTGATAAACTATTAACTTTAATGCGTGGAAATGCGGCAGAAGAAGATTTAGCCCATAATTTACAAGAAGGCATTTTAAAAAATGCGCAAGGTCACAAAGCAGAAGCCACACGGCTTTATGAAGATTTTTTAAATACTGCAAAAGAACAAGGAGTGAAAATTACTGAAACGCCAGAAACCCAAATGATAGCTAAAAATATTTTAAGAGATTATCAAGAGAATCAAACACCTTTAGATGAAAAAATAATTAAACGTTTGGAAAAATTATCTGAACCTGATCTTATTCCGGATGCAGTTAAAGGACAAGTAAGCCGTCCTAAAGAAATTGATGAGATGCATAATCAGATAAAATCTTTAAAGAAAAGCGCACGTCTTGTTGAAAGTAAAGATCCTTATTTGGCTAATACATATAATGAATTAGCAGCCGCTATGCGTAAAGATTTTGAGAATAGTTTAACTGGAAATAATATAGATTTATATCATGGTACAACAAATAAAAATTCTAAGAATATACTAGATGAAGGACTTATTGCTCAAAAATTTCATTCGTTGTATCCAACATTAACTAATGATAGGAATTTAGCAGCCGCGTATAGTGCGCGTCATTCAGGATCGGATGAGCCAGAAAGTATACTTAAAATTAGTATTCCAAAAAATGAATTAAATAAATATGTGCACGAAAAAAATATAGATTGGGCATCTAAGTCTAATAGACCTCGTGGTTTTAATGACGCAGAAACTTATGGTTTAAAATCTAACATACCGCCTAATTTTATTAGCAAACATGACTTAAATGAAAAAATAATAGACAGACATCTCATATCAAATAAATTATCTTATGCTGATAAATATTATAAAGAAAATGTTGTTCCTTATAAACAAAATGACATACAAAATATCATAGGTGGTAAAACAAACTTAGAAAATATTCAAAATACTTTAACACAATCTAAAGATCATATTGAAAAAATAGTCGATGATTTATCACCAGTATTAAAGAAAAACGCAGCTTATTTAAAGTTCAAATCAGCTATCAAAGAAAATGAAGCGGGGGTCTATACATCAGAACCACAAAAACTTTTCAATGCTTACAATCGATTATCACCGGTGCAAAAAGACAAACTGTTTACTAAAACCGAACAAAAAGAATTTCAACGGTTAGGCTTTTTGGCGCGCGCCGCCCAAGACAAAGGAAAATCATCACAATATTTGAAAGCGGCTGAGTTAGGTATTCCACTATATGAAGCATTAGGTCATGGTAATTTACTGGGTGCCGCAAAAGTGTTAGGAACAGGGGCATTATTAGGATTGGGGGCACGAGGGGTAGGGAATGCATTAACAAGTCCTGCGATGCGTAATGCTGTTATAAATCCTTCTGCAACGAATACATTATCATCGATGATGCCCGCATTCCAAGGTGCCGCGATTGGCGCAGAAGCGCAACCCCCTGAGTCAATCAATATCGATTTTCAACCTATGCAAGGAAATAGTTTAAATAATATCGATGCTGATTTAATCAATAATCAAATTATGAGCAGCCAATAATGACGATACAGACTACTTACAATTTAGCGCCAGTTCCTCGTTGGTTATTTACGGATTTAACGGGGAATGTTTTAAGCAATGGCAGATTGTGGACATATGAAGATTTGGATCAGGTAACTCCAAAAGTGGCTTACCAAGATATTAATGGTTTAAATCCATGGACTGATCCTATTCCATTTGAATTAAACGGGATGCCAGATGGCGCTATTTATTGGGCATCCGATAGCAATTATTATTTGGCTGTCTTTGACCAAAATGATGTTCCGCAATTTACGGTCTCACATTACAATGCGCCTTTTGCAAATCAAATAAATCCAGCGCCAAAATTTGTTAAAAATTATTTTCGAAATCCTCAATTTACATTTTGGAATAATTCAAATAATTATCCCAATATTGGATACTCACAAAATATTTATGATTATGTAGCGGATGATTGGATTTATTTGCGAAATAATAACAATGCAACCGTTAATATTTCGCAAGGATTATTTAATCCTGGTCAAATTGATGTACCTTTTAATCCGATAGGTTTTTTTCATTATGAATGCACAAACTCAGGCGCGGGCGGCCAAACTCAAAATGCGTGGGCACAGACTTATCAATCAGCACAAACATTTTCTGGCGAAACCGTTACAATTGCTTTTTGGGCGCGTAGTTCTACTTCATCACCATTGACAGCTAAATTTATACAAAATTTCGGCACCGGTGGTTCGCCTTCTGCTGAAAATCCAGCCGGTTCTTTTTCGATCGCGAATTTAACTACGACATGGCAACAATATTTTGCAACCATCAATATTGAGAGTGTAACGGGCAAAACATTTGGTACAAATCGTGATGATTATTTACGCTTTGAATTTGATTTGCCGCTCAACTCTATTGCAGAGATTGATATTGCCAATACACAAAATCAATTAGGATCTGCATTATCAGATTTTCCATACTTAACATTAAATGATCAACAAAAACAATTAGATTATTTGATACAAGGTATCCCGACAACCGGCGATTTTAAAACGACTTTAAAAAGTGGGGCTTCAGCGGGTTGGGTAGTTTGTAACGATGGTACGGTGGGTAATCAACAATCCAATGCATCATTTTCAAGTATTTCAACAAAAGCACTTTTTGAATTAATTTGGAATACGATAAGTAATAATTTTGCACCCGTATTTAATAGTGATGGATCGCCAGCTACACGTGGTGCAACAGCAGAACAAGATTATAATGCTAATCGTCAAATCGCATTGACTAAAACGCTGGGAAGAATCTTAGCAACCGCAGGACAAGCCGTATTAAGTATGGTTTTTACGGCAGACGATACTACAGATCTATTAACGATTCCAAATTCGGCTTCTTTTTATACTGGAACACCGATTATGGTATCAACAACAGATACTCTCCCAAATCCATTAGCACCCGCTACTACTTATTATGTCATTCTGGTGGATACCACTCATATTAAATTGGCAACTTCCTTAGCTAATGCTCTATCAGGAACGGCAATTAATATCACTACAACGGGTGCTGGCATTCAAACCATTACGATTACTTATATGGCAAGTTGGGAACCAGGACAAGTGGCTGGTGAATATGTACATGCCTTAAGTGGAGAAGAAAATGGTCCGCACACTCATCATTTAGAAGCTACTGAATCAAATGTATATGCAAGTGGATCTGGAGATTCTGCCTTAAGAACAGAAACGCCAACACCCGGTTTTGATACAATGTCTGCGGGTTTAGGTTCACCACACAATAATATTCAACCCACTACCTTTTTATATACCCATCTCAAACTATAGGGGAATTTATGGCAATCGAAACTTTCAATTTACCTAATTATGATGCTAATCAATTATTGAGTTTAGTGCGCGCATTGGCAGGTCCAATTTTGACAGGTGATATAACACCGGATAAACGTTTTGTTGATGCAAACAATGTGCCTATCCGTGCACGATGGATATATGTAGGAACAAGCGGCAATATTTCGTATGTCAAATATGATGGAAGCACGCAAGTATTAGTAAATAAGGCAGCCGGTGTGTGGCATCCTACTCATGCAATCCAAGTTAATTCGAGTGGCACTACTGCAACTGATTTAGTATGGGGTTCCTAAATGGCACTAGGTTTATTGGTGGTGATTTATGGGATGTACTCAGCAGGTCCCGCAGGTTCGGATGATTTTTTATTGCTATCAGGCGAAGATTTTAACCTGTTAGATAACACTAACTTCTTATTACTAGGTGTTTAAATGGCTAGAAATATTAAACAAATTTATAACAATAATCCTTCGACAGTAGTCGGCAATAACGATTTGATATATTTAGGATTATCACCTTACGGAATTGCTGATGATAGTGCGATTAAGTACAGTGATTTTCTAATTGGAATTGAGAATGCTTTACCTACTGAAGGTGGTTTTTTTTGGAATTCTATAACGACAGGTGGAACGCATAGCGTAGTAAATAAAAATGCTTATTTATCTAATACAAGCGGTGTAACTAATTATGTCTTACCGGTTACATCAGCGGTAGGTGATACATTTAGAATATCACGGGGAAGTGCGCCAAATTGGATGTTATCTGTGAATACAGGCCAAAATATTTTAGTCGGTTCGAGTGATAGCGGAAATATTGCCGGTAGTTTTGTAGCTTCTAATAATGCTTTTACTACAATGGATTTTACGTGCACTGTCGCTAATACAACATGGGTGGGTTATAACATTACTGGAAACGTATCAGTATCACCTATTTTACCAACTGATTTAGCAGGTTTAATGTTCTGGGGAGCAGCAGATGATTTAAATAATGGTGCTCCACTTCCGTCAGATGGCACTAGTATAAATACATGGTTTGATAAATCCGGATTAGGAAATAATTTAACTTCTACAGGTTCTGCGCGCCCATTATTTCATACTGGTATACAAAATAGCTTACCGGGTGTTTTGTATGATGGCATTTCGCAATTTATGCGGAATTTAACTGTCTCGAATACAAACGATACTTTTTATATGTATTTGGTCGGGAAAGTTGTAAGTGCCCCCGGAGCTAATTACGGGTTACTTTCTATTTATGATTCTGCACTTCCAAACGACATAGATAATTTACATGGCATCGGGAATTCATTTTATCCAAATCCGGGATATGACCCGATGCGAGAAAGTCTTACTATTTCTAATATAACTACTGCTCCCGTTATAGGAACTCCTTTCATATTAAGTATGGTACTAAATGGCACCAATGCAGTTAGTACAGTATCTCCGGGCAATAATTCCACTGTGACAAATGCCGGTACTTCCGGAAATTTTGGTCAAAATGCAATTATAACTGGCGCGCGATGGTATGGAGGAATTCCAAGTTATTTTTTAAATCAATATCAATTCGAAATTATTATTGGAAATGGCGCTATCTCAATGGCGGATGATGTCGGGATAAGAAATTATCTATCGAATAAATGGAATATAACCCTTTAATTTATAGAGATTATATAAAATGGCTAAACAATCATCATTAGGTACTCCACAAGAAGTACAAACTTATGCTAATGCAATAGATAGAAATACTCCTGAATTGGGCGCACCAGCATTACCGAACGCATTTTTATATTTAAATTCACAGAATGTGATTACTACACAACAAGCAACAAAAGGATCATTGCAGGTTGGTACGGCGGGCGATCCGCAACTTTTATCACCTGGTTCTGATAATACTTTAATTGTAGCTGATTCTACTCAAACGACTGGCATGAAATGGACAACAGAGCTTTCATGGGATGAAACGAATCGAAATCTTATTGCTGCACATTCATCTGCAATCAATGGCGCGAATTGTTCCATAATAGGAGCAGATAATTGTAATATAATTAATGGAAGTACTTCTTCCATGATTTCTAGTGGTTATCAAAATACGATAGATGGCAGTCAAAATTCTTCGATTCTAGGGGGAACTCAACAACAAATTTCAAGTGGTTCGATGAGTTCAGCAATCCTTTACGGTAATAGTAATACTGTTCAAGGACAGTTTTCTTGCGCAGGAGGACATCACGCCTCTATTTCACATGATAGTTGTTTTGTGATTACGGATAGCGCTCTTCAAACAACGGATAATTTTCAAATATTATTTGGCGCAACGAATGGATTTGGGTTTTATAGTGCAGTAATGGACTTAACAACTTTTCCAAATAATTTCTTAAATTTCTATGCAGACCCCGGTGATAATCATGCGAAATTACAATTTAAGGATAGTACAGCTACTGTTCATACGATTGATTTTTCCGCACTTGGTACAGGTACAGTAACGAGTATTACTGCTGGAACTAATCTCACAGGTGGAACCATAACAACATCCGGCACGATTGCTTTAAGTGCTAATCCATCAGGTTTAACTTCTTTAGGGGTTGGTAATTTTAGTATCTCGGGTTCTGTTTTAAGCGCTAGTGGATCAGTAAGCATAGGAAGTAGTACTTCTGATAATCCGATGCTATTAAAAGTAAATAATAGTAGTCTCGATTTACAAGATTCTTCTAATACAATATCTATACCACTTCGTCTGTTTAATGCTGCCGGTAGTCATGCCACAGGGTTTCAAGCGGGTAATCCGTCTGCTACGACCATTTATACGTTGCCACTTGCATTCCCTGGAACTACTCAAGCATTAGTTTCAGATAGTTCAGGCATTCTGTCTTTTGCACAAATTCCGGCGGATATTAATACATATACTCCTGGGCCAGTTGCTACCGCTAATATTACTTCTTTTACAGCGTATACGACCTTCTATAAAGATTTAGGTGACTGCGTGAGAGTGTGGGGAAGAATTGATGTTCAAACGACTTTAGCAGCAACTTTGACACAATTGGATTTGAGTTTGCCAATAGTGGGGCCTAGTAATTTTACAGATTCCTATGATGGTGCGGGGAATGCTTCGGCATATGCTACTTTGGATAATAATATTGGTATAATTGCGGTGCCAAGTACTCAAAAAATACGTTTATCATGGATAACCGCAAATACTGCGCCACAAGCTCTTACTTTTGACTTTATCTATAGAAAAACAACGTAATTACTTTCAACTTTAAGCGGAGAAAATTATGCAACTTGATTTAAATGTTAATTTTTTAGAATTAGATAGTACTGAACCAAAATCAAATATTACGATGGGACAATTGCTTGCTAAAATATTCTCACGACTTCAATTCGATTTGGATGTTTTGAAAGTAACACCATGGGCATATACACTTTATAAAAATGAACCTATTGAAATTGATAAAGTAGATTTAGAGAAAGTATTTAATTTTATAAACTCATTAAAAGGTTTAAATCAATTATCACAACAAGAAAAAGTCACCTCGAACGGCATCATGGAAGTTTATGCTCTGTTAACACCATTATATAAAAGTCAATTATTAGAAAAATTGAAAAAAATATTAAGTGAATAATTAAAATGACTTTATCAACCGAATGGTCGCATGATATTAGTAATCGTTTAAATTGTGTTGAAAACAATGTTGCCCAACTTCAAGGAAAAGATGAGCGTGATCACGAACGTTTGCAACATATTGAAACTAAAATAGACGATATTGATAAAAAAATTACTAATATAAGCGCGATAGCGGGTATCAAAGGAAAAGTTATTTTATTTGGAGGCTGGATTTTAATGTGTGCTGCTACTATTGTGAGCGGCAGCGATCGTTTTTTACATCATATTGGTTTATTATAATTTATTAATTTTAATTTTCAGATAATTAAACTTATTCTATTTTTTGAATGCCAATTATGTTTACATGCTCTTACATAAAACTTAAAAATTTTCTTTATTTTCATGAAGAATTTAAACAATTTCATTATAATGATATGCAGTACTTTGAGGAAAAGTTAAAAGAAAAATTTAATTTTTATGATGACTTAGACGATATAAGAAAATTCGTTCTTATTGATATGGCGTTTAATTTGGGTTTAAATGGCTTTTCTCTTTTCCACAAATTTTTACATCTATTGTCACTAAAATTATTTGCACAAGCTGCAATAGAGATGTTAAATTCTCGCTGGGCTTTTCAAGTACCTAACCGCGCCAAAGTCTTATCAGAAATGATAAAAAGCGGCGACTGGCCTACTTAAATTGAGGAATATTATGACTACACAATTTCAAACAGTTTTTGCCGGACAAAGTGAATCTCCTATTAAACTTGTATATATGTTAACAGATCAAAGTTATGCGACGATTACAACTGCTGGTTTTTTAAATGAGTTCTTAAGTGCCGGTTACGTTTATGAACCAAATCAAGCATTAATCGCAATGTATGGTACGAATAGTAATACATTAGGATTATTCACTGTGAGTAAAGCAGAAGATGGAACACTTACATTGATATTGAGTGGTCCGCTTTCTGCCACTTTACCAAGTGGTGATATTTTGGTAGGGAATGGAAGCAATATTGCTACAGCACGTGCTTTATCGGGGGACGGAACATTAAGCAATACAGGTGTCTTAACGATTGCTAATAATGCTATTACTACTGCCAAAATTAATAATGCGGCTGTCACATTAGCAAAATTAGCGGCTGGAATTACGCCTAGCCATATAACTGTTTATTCTGGTCGAATTACATGGTCAGGAAGTGGTGCATCTTTAACAACTACAGTTACTGGTGTATTACCAACCGATCAAGTAGTAGCGACTATTCGGAGCGCACCAACACAAGCCGCTTATATAGCGTCTGCAATTACTAATACTAACCAAATTATTTTAACTTTATCCGCTGCTAATACTTCAAATGATGCTGTGATCACTTATGATGTATTACGTGCAGCATCTTAATTTTTAACTTTAACAAGAGGAAATATATTTATGTCATCTTTTTTTGAAACAGTTTTTGGGGGCGCTGATTCTTCTATTATTCATTTGAATACTGATCAATCTTTAAGCACAATTACAATGCCTGGATGGATTCAAACTCTCGATGCTACTTATAATTTTCGTCAAGGAGATTATGTGGTTGCTGTTTATGGAATGAATGCTACACCAGGTAATTTTCAAATCTCTATTGACTTAAATGGCGTTGTGACATTAAACGAACTATCTAATTTATTTGCATTGGATATTACTGCTGGCGAAGCAAAATTAGCGGCCGCCGCTAAAGTTAATATGATTATTGCTTTAACAGGACAGCAATATAAAATTCGTAATTTGCAACTTAATAAAATAGGAACAAACTTCTCTGGGGGAGGTGGCGATCGTAATTTAGAATTGACCGATGGTACTACTGTTTACAGTATTATTCCGGCTGCTACTTTGCAATCATTGGCTAATGCACGCTGGGGTGATACAGCATTGCCTTTCCCAGTTTCTGCGTCTATTAACACGAGTACGTCTGCCGGTGCAAATCTTTATTTGCAATATCAAGGTGGTTCTGCTGATTACACAGCAGGCAGTGTTACGGTTACAGCATTGGTTGAACGTGTTGCATAATGGATTGGAGACCACTCGCTGAAACAATAGAAAAAATAGGCGCCCCTATTCTTGCGGGCGCTTTGCTTAGACCGAGTGGTGATACTATAGGTGCAGCGTTAGCAACTAAATTTGGTGCTAATCCTACTGATCAAGAGGATATCATTCAAAAGATAAATGCTGATTTGCATGCGCATGAAAGAATAATAGAACTTGAAAAAATATATCTTCAACAAACAAAATCGTATTTGACTAAAATTTGTACAGAATACGAAACCACTAAAATATTAGCGTTAGGATTTACTATAGGTTTTTTTGTATGGTTATTAACTATAGTTTTTTTTCCTGGCTTGAAAAATGATACGATTACTATGGGATTAATCAGCGGCGAAACAATTATTTTGACGTATTATTTTGGAAGTTCAAAAGACAAAAAATAATTGTTAATTATCTGATAGTGGTTTAGTCTTTCACCATTTACTAACGATTCAAATTTAATTGGTCTATGCATAATCATTTTCCTTATAAATTAATCAATTGGTCAATAGTAATATTAAATGCCGAAGCTAATTTATAAGTAAAGTACAAAGTTGGCATAAATAAATTACCCTCCAGTTGTGTTATCGATGTTCGACTTACATTTGTTCTTCTTGCAAGTTCAGATTGCGATAAACAATGTTTTACACGTAAAAATTTAACTTGTTTCCCAATTTGTTCTTGAAATTTTGATTTTTCAATCATGTTCGTTTCCGGTAATAGATTTAATATTTATGCCAATTTTTAAATTGAGTAAATAACTCAACGAAACGTGCATATTCGTACTCTTTTTCGTCATGTTCCGAATGACATAGGGTAAATTGTTTCAATAGCCTAATTTCTCTTTTTAAAAATTCGTCAATTGTCATAGTATTTCCGATAATGGTTTAGTCTTTAAACTGCCTTAATGCACATCCTTCATGAAAAGAATAAAATTCATCATTATCCGTCATTGGTTTTTTACTCCATATGTTAGCCACACGATCAAAGTAAAGAGTGACTTTATGGTACCCCAAAAAAGGTTTAGAACATCTGCTGCAATGTGATTGATGAATATCAGTATGCATATGATGGTTTAGTTTTTACAGCTTTCTTCTATCAAACAATCTTCCTGAAGAACTTGTTGACCGTCTTTAAAGTAAAAATCCATACTTCTTTTTTCATGAAATTCCTTAGCTGATTTATAGCTAGATAATACCAGTGCAAAACGAAGTGCTGCCTGTTCGTTAATAAATCCCAATCTAAATTCTTGCCAATACGGGGACTCAACATCCTCCCTTAAAATCCAAACATCCCAGTTTTGATAATTGTGTGGCGTAACTTTAATTTTCATAACTTTTTCTCCTATTTCCGGTAGTTTGTTTAGTCTTTAGTTTCCAGATAAACATGCTTCTCTATATAACTTCTATCTTGAGAAAAAACAGGTATTTCTTCATCCATTTCCCATTTTCCTTCTTTATAAATCACGCAAGCCCCGCGTTTTTGATAAGTAGGAATATCATTCCAGTTAATACCTTTATCAAGCATTAACAAATCATGAAGCTGGGAAGTTTTAAGTCCATGTAATTGTTTTTGCGAAAAATGTTGTTGTGCCAAACTCTGAAGACTATTTCTTTCTGCGTCACGTTGTCGCCATAGAAAGTAATTACAAACCTCATCCGGTGGAAGAATAACAACACGACTATCAAAATGTGCCAATTTAACAACGCCTCTTGCAAACATTTCACGATTAAATATTGCTGTTGCCATACTTGCTGATACAGATGTGATTTTTTGAATATTTTTATCAAACCAAGCTTGGCTATTAAGCTGATTGTAATCCGTAAGTAACAAGCTGATTTCATCAGATTGCCAATAAGCTAATTTACAACCCATGATTTCTTTACAGAGATAAATACAAGTTTCTTGCATGGCAGAAATCAATCTTGCGTCAAACGGTTTTTCAAATTTGGCGGTGTAAGTGTGAAACGCGCAGCCATCCAGACGAATGATTAAAGGCATACGAATAGGCAGACAAATTCTAAACGCATTCTCATATTTCTTCATTCTGTCGCCAAAATTTGATTTTTCCATATTTATTTCCGGTAATAGGTTTAGTCTTCTTTTTCACAAGTACACGATAATTTCTGTTCGAAACATTCAGGACATGTTTCGGTTAATTCCTTGCATTGATTTATTATTTCGGCGATAACGTTTTCTATTTCCAACATGATAGATGAGCCGTCATCTTCTCGATAAATATCGCTCATTAAACTTTTAAAACCACCGCGTCCACCAAGCTCTATTAGAATCGCTTTAGCTGCTAGACGTGATGAATCTTGTCTTTTTCTTGCTTGCGTGACTGCATAAGTTGCCATTTTTAATATTGATTCTCTATTCATAAATCACTCTATGTTATTTATTTCCGATAATAGGTTTAATCGGTAATCAATTGACTTGATATTTTTTTAAAAACTCCCAGGTTGGTGGAACATCATCGTGTAGTTTTTTTAATTCCAGCTCTACTAACTCGCCCCATTCTTTAACATCATGTTTAATATTCTCTGCGGCGTATCTAATGTGTTCTGGCACTTCTACTCCTTGCTCATCTGCTTTTTTTACTTGAGTGGCTACCGGACAGTTCAATAGCTTGGCGATTACTTGAGTAGAATTAATTACCTCAATAATTTCAACCCACATACTCTCTCCAGGAAAATAAGCTTTGATTTGCTCACCTTTTACTAAAGTTTTCATACACTTCCTCCAGATAATAGGTTTTATTGGAATTAATTTTGTATACCAAGCTTTATGCCAAGCATATCTTTTTCAAAATTACAATTTCCTATCACGACAAAGTTTTTGTATTCTTGCTCATAAAAGATAGCTTCACATTCATGCTTATGTGGACGTGGCGAAAATTCACCATCTTTAAATTCAACACAAGCAGTCCATTTTATAATAATATTTCTACCTCCTTTATTATTTATAGAATCGCATTGGATTAAATCTCTCTCATAAATTTCTGTCTCATCTAGCGCTTTAAATCCCGCATATCTATCTGGAACGCCACCTCTTCTAAACCACTCTTTGATTAATTTAATAGAAAATCTTTCTGGAAACTGAACATAATCATTATTAATTAATACGTGTTCATCGCAACACATTAAATCTTTTAAGTTAAAATAAATTATTGTGTTGGGACTAATACACGCTCTAAATTTTATTTCTTCACTCATACACTTCCGCCAGGTAGTAGATTTTATCAAAAGCACTTATCTCCATGGACGCGTTTCCTCTTTCCTATTTTAATATCCAAATTCCATGGCCTATGGGTTCACAATGTTTATTTTTACATAAATTATGCATAGTTAAACTAACCCATCTACTGTTTTTTTTAATACCAAATT